CCTTGAAATACAAAACAGCTATAAGGCAATAAAACACATAGGAGGCTTATATTATGGCAACACTAGCAGAAATCAGAGCAAAGCTCAAAGAGCAAGAATCAAATACTGGCGGCAATCGATCGTCAGGTGGCGACAACGCAATTTTCCCATTTTGGAACATGCAAGAAGGACAGAGTTCAACTCTAAGATTCCTTCCAGATGGAGATGACACAAACACTTTCTTTTGGAAAGAACGTTTGATGATCAAACTTCCATTTGCAGGAATTAAAGGTGAGACTGACTCACGTCCTGTACAAGTGCAAGTTCCGTGTATGGAAATGTACGGACAAACATGCGATATCTTAAATGAGGTACGTGCATGGTTTAAAGATCCAAGTTTAGAAGACATGGGTCGTAAGTACTGGAAAAAGCGTTCATACGTATTTCAAGGGTTTGTAACAGAGAATGCTCTTAATGAGGATTCAACACCAGAGAATCCTGTACGTAGGTTCATAATTGGTCCACAAATTTTCCAAATTATTAAAGCGGCACTAATGGATCCGGACATGGAAGAATTACCAACAGATTATACTGCTGGTGTAGACTTCCGTCTTAATAAAACATCCAAAGGTGGTTATGCAGACTATTCAACATCTAACTGGGCACGTAGAGATCGTCCATTATCAGATGCTGAAATGAATGCAGTTAATGCAAATGGTTTGTTTAATCTAAGTGATTTCCTTCCAAAACAACCTTCAGAAGTTGAAGTAAAAGTTATGAAGGAAATGTTTGAAGCATCAGTTGATGGTGAAGCATATGACATGGATCGTTTTGGTCAATATTTCCGTCCAGCGGGAATGGCGGCAAGAACAGGTGATCCACAGAACAGAGCGGGTACACCTGCTCCGGCGGCACCACCAGCGGCACCAGCGGCAACTCCAGCACCAGAGGTAGCACCAGTAGCGGCACCTGCTCCAGTAGCAGAAGCGGCACCTGCGGCACCTACAGCTGAAGCGCCATCGGGCAAAGCTGAAGACATTTTATCAATGATTAGAGCACGTCAATCATAAAATAATTAATCGTTTGTAGGGGATTAATTTCCCCTACATTAGCTTTACACAAGGAGAAACTATGGCTAAATCATTTGATGTTAGTAAGTTCCGTAAGGACTTAACTAAAAGTATAACAGGTATGAGTAGTGGCTTTAATGATCCAACAGATTGGATTAGCACAGGCTCATATGCACTAAACTATCTTATTAGTGGCGACTTTCATAGAGGCGTTCCACTAGGTAAGGTAACAGTGTTTGCAGGAGAATCAGGCGCAGGAAAGAGTTATTTCTGTGCAGGTAATATTGTAAAACACGCACAAGATCAAGGTATCTTTGTAGTATTAATTGACTCAGAGAATGCACTTGATGAAAGTTGGTTACAAGCATTAGACGTTGACACAGGAGAAGATAAACTTCTCAAACTAAACATGTCAATGATTGATGATGTAGCAAAAACTATTAGTACATTTATGATAGACTATAAAGCAATGAACGAAGAAGATCGTCCTAAAGTATTGTTTGTAGTTGACTCATTAGGTATGTTACTAACACCAACAGATGTTGATCAGTTTAACAAAGGTGATATGAAAGGTGATATGGGTCGTAAGCCTAAAGCACTAACATCACTTGTACGTAACACTGTTAATATGATTGGTAGTTACAACGTAGGACTAGTATGTACTAACCACACATACGCATCACAAGATATGTTTGATCCAGATGACAAGATCAGTGGTGGACAAGGTTTTATCTATGCATCAAGTATTGTTGTTGCAATGAAAAAGATGAAACTAAAAGAAGATGAAGCTGGTAATAAGATTAGCGAAGTACGTGGTATTAGAGCAGGTTGTAAAGTAATGAAAACTCGTTATGCAAAACCTTTCGAAGGCGTACAAGTAAAGATTCCATACGAAACAGGTATGAATCCTTATAGTGGTCTTATTGAACTGTTTGAAAAGAAAGACTTGTTAGTAAAACAAGGAAACAGACTCAAGTATATCGATCTAAACGGTGAAGAACATCTTGATTATCGTAAGGCATGGATGACTCCAGAGAAGATGAATCTTATTATGTCAGAATACGACGAGAAAACTGCACCTGTGGTAAATACCGATGATGATATGCCCGAAACAGAGGCTGTCGTAGAAGCAGAACTTATTGAACAGGAGTAAAGTATATGGATAGTAGTCTTGTAGTTGACATGTGGAATACGTTTAAAGATAGTATTGATAAAAAGACAATTGAAACAACAGCTGAAACATTTGTAGATACATGTGCCGACTATGGTGCAGATGATCAATGTTTTAGAGATGCATTAGGTAGTTGTGATATTTTAGATAATGCTATTAACTATTATTTAGATCTTGAAGAAGATGTAGATGATGACGAAGAAGAATGGGAAGATTAAATGGGATATTACTCTGAAGTAGCTAGAGATATCAATAAGATCCCCACAGCAATTAAGTTTTTTGAAGATGAACTTATTGAAGCCCGAAGTGAAGTAAAACTAAAAGGCAATGTTGAACGTGCCGCGGCAGAAATGCCCGGCATCGTTGAACAGCGTTTCAATCAATTACAAGAAATTGAAGCCATATTAAATTACCTAAATATTGAGCTACGTAGATTGCG